AAGAAGATAGTGTAATTGGAATGGAATCAATAATTGCAGGAAGTAAACAAACATTACTTGCAATTACTGAAAATGGATTTGGAAAAAGAACAGAATTAGACGAATACCGTGTACAAAATAGAGGAGGAAGAGGTGTAATTACTTATAAAGTAACACCAAAAACCGGAAATATCGTAGGAATTCGTATTGCAGTAGGAACAGAAGATGTCATGTTAATTACGGACAAAGGAACTATTATAAGATTAAAAGTAAATGAAATTAGCGTACTTGGAAGATCAACACAAGGTGTTACATTAATGAGAACAAACGATGGTTCAAAAGTAGTAAGTATCGAATTAATCAATTCAGAAGAAGTAGAGGAAAAAGAATAAGATAATAAAACGAGAAGAGAGTAATCTAGTCAGAAAACTCTCTTCTTTCTTGTTCTATATCGAAAGTAGTATTACGATGGGGGTAAAAAGTATTAATATACAAGAAAGAATACAAAATACGAAACCAAGTAAGCAAAGAATTCCAAAAAACAGTTCTTTTTTATTGGTATGCTCTCCATTCTGAAAAAAAGGAGGTGTTTTTATTTTGTACATTGATGCGGATGCTATCATCAAAATGGCGTCCCTAGTAGGGGCGCTGGGTGCATTGGGCGGGGTGATCATCGCCCTGTACCGGCAGTTTGAGAGCAACAAAAAGCAGAGTGAGGTTATCCGGGAGATGCAGAAAGAGCAGACACTCATCTGCTATGGCCTCCGAGGAGCCCTGGAGGGGTTGATCGAGCAGGGCTGCAATGGGCCGTGCAGAGATGCACTCCAGCTCCTGGACAAGCACCTCAACAAGAGCGCCCACAGGCCGGAGCTGTGAGCAGGAAAGGATTACACATATGAACGATTACATGAGAAAACTACTGCGGGCGGCCGGGATCCGGGCGGTCAAAACGGTAGCGCAGACGGCCATAGGCTGTATTGGCGCGTCTGTAGTATTGAGTGATGTAAACTGGGGCGTGGTGGTATCTGCGGCTATCCTGGCCGGGATTCTCTCTCTGCTGACCAGTGTGGCAGGACTGCCGGAGGTGGACCATGGCGACAGCGAATGACATTTTGAATCTGGCGATCTCCTATTTGGGCGTGAAAGAGGACCCGCCCAACAGCAACAATGTCATCTTCAATACCCACTATTACGGCGGCCCGGTGAACAATAAGAGCCTGCACTGGTGTGTGGCCTTTGTGTGGGATATTTTCCGCATGGCTGGGGCCCCTGCCCTCTTTTACGGGGGCGGGAAGACCGCCAGCTGCTCCACGCTGTGGGCCTACCACAAAAAGCAAGGACAGGCTGTGACCTCCTTCCAGCCGGGGGATATCGTGTTTTTCGACTTCTCCGGTAAGAAGTCCAGGACGGAGCATGTGGGCATCGTGGAAAAGGTGGAGAACGGATACATTAACACCATTGACGGGAACACTGGAACCACCAGCGAGGCCAACGGCGGCGCCGTCATGCGCCGCAGGCGGGCGCTCAAGTATGTCAGCGGTGGCTATCGTCCCAGATATGACACAGCCAATAAGAAGGAGATTGAAATGACCAAAGAAGAAATTCAAGCCCTCGTCAAGCAGACCGTGGCCCAGGAGCTGGCCAAAGTGACGATAGACGATTTGGTGCAGCAAGCTGTAGCACAGGAATTTGCAGAACGGGACGAGGTGTTCGCGCGGGTGGCTCAGAAGGTAAGCCCCTGGGCGGAAGAAGCCTGGAATAAGGCCGTGGCCAAGGGCCTGTTTGACGGCAACCGGCCAAGTGGGACGATTACCCGTGAGCAGGTGGCCGTAGTACTAGAGCGATTCACCAAGCTACACGGGCTGAAATAACTTTCTCATTGTAAATGAAGGTGCTCCCCTGGAGTGCCGGATATTACCAAAAAGATTGGCTGATACAAATGGGTCCGCTGAAAAGAGGGCCCATTTTCATTTCTGATGCTCATACAACTACTCCTCAATATTTAGGCAAAATGACAAATTTCTGCTTTTTTGTATACACGACATTCATGTCGTGTGCTTTCTCCTACATTTCCTGTAAAATTTAATTCGGGGTTACATCCCCTGATTTTTTACAGGAGGAACAAGCCATGAAAAAAAAAGGAACCCAAAAGAAAAGTAGGCGGCACGCATCCTGAAAGCCCTCTCCAGTGCGCACGAATTAAAGCTGGTATTTCCCAGGATGAAGTCGCTAAAGCACTCAACTGTGAGATCCGTACTGTGCAGAGGTATGAAGCCGGAGAGCAAAGTCCAACCCAAGAAATGCTCCTCATTATGAAAGACCTGTTCAATTGTGAGATTGCTGACCTGTTTCCCAAAGAAGAGCTACCCAAAGTGCCTGACAACAAGGTATCTCCAGAAGGTGTGTAAACATGAATGAAAAACTGCCCGGCCTTTTATACAGCCTTGGTCTCTCTGCAAACTATACTGGCTTTTACTGCATTATATCTGCTGTTGAAATTGCCAGTCGTGAACCTCAATCCCTGACTATGGTGACCAAATGGCTTTATCCTCAGATTGCAAAACAACGGGGAACCAACTGGAAAGCTGTTGAACGCAATATCCGTTCTGCCATTGATATTATTTGGAGACGCAACCCTTTAGGCCTCCAACAATTATCCAGCTGTCGGATGGATTCCAAACCTGCCACTGCTCAATTTATCTCTCTCCTTATGTTCTATCTGCAATTCGATGCGTCTTAATCCAAGGCCGAGCTGTCAGGCTTCATAAGAGAACAGGTCATTCCCTATTTTACGTTTACGGACAGAATACCCCCTTAACGTAAATAGCGAGAAATAGCCCTCTTGTAGGTTCATCCTGTAAGAGGGTTATTTTTGTTTGTATAGAGTTAAAGCAATAGGTCTATCAGATAGTCTGGTTTTAGGCTGAGTTCTTCAGCCAAGATTTCCTCGGCCAGATCGGAGTCTCCGGGGGGGGACCGCCTCGCTGAGAAGCTGCTGGCGGCAATCGTCAACCATACGCTGCGCCTCCTGCTCGGAAATGTCGTCCCGCTCCATCAGGATCTGAACAATGTGCTTTACAGCGGGGTTCGAGTACCGGCCAACCTGGGGCACCATCTCATAGTCGGCGGCCTTCCTCTCGGTGATGGCGGTCTCCAGGATGCTGGTATCCACCAGCTCCAGACCGGGGAAGGACTGGGACAGCTTTTCGATGGTGTGGAGCTTGCGGAGGTCCGTGCGGATAGCGGAGATAGTGGTCTGGCTGGCGGTGATGGCAGCGGTGTACTCAGTCTTAGTCATAGTAGTTCCCTTTCTCCCCGTCTGGCCGGTAGGTCAGCCTCCGTATTTAGCAGCAGTAGGTTTCCAGCTCCCCGTTGACCATTTCATAGCTCCAGGTGCAGCCAGCGCCCCGGACGTTGAAGCGGACGTAATTCCAATCGGTAGCGTCATAGAGGGGCTGCCGAGTGTAGGCGGCGGCTTTCCGGAGTTGCTGATGCTTGTTGACCTCATAGGTGTGGACGGTGGTGATGATCTCTATCCGATCCATGGCGAAGCCGAACTCCTCAGCGACTAATTGTTTAGCTTCTTCCACGTTCATGATGTGTGGATCCCCACTCCAGACAGTGCAGTTTGCCAAAAGACTCTCATAGCGATCCTGGCTCATCTTGGTTCCACAATCTTCACAGGGCTTCCACTCCAGCTCCCTGTCCAGTTGGGCTTGAAGGTCAGCGATCCGCTTCTCGTACTCCTCGCCGTCCTTCTTGACAGCCTTGTCCAACTCCAGAATTTTGCCGTTCAGCCGGTCAATCTCGGCAGCCCTGGCCTGGTAGATCTTCTTCTCACCGTCGGCTTCGACGAAGACACGGCAGAAAGCGTCCTTGTCACCGTCGAAGCTATAGTAGGCTTCCTCGATCTTCTCATACTCGAATGAGAGGGGCTGGAACCCAGTGCGCTCTACAAACTCGGACATCGTCATAATGAAAAACCTCCTTGATTTTTGCGCCTTACTTTGTTACCATGGAGGCAACCGGGGTAAGGCTCCCGGTTGCCCTTTTGGGGTGGGGTGGCGGTGTTCCTTGCTACGGGGCCGCCACCCTTTTTATGCCTTGACTTTGCTGTCCCGCACGATCTTTGCGGCTTGTTCAGCGGCCTCGGCATCTTTCACGCTCAATTCAATCAGTTTTGCGATGTTCTCAAGATACTGATTGAGCTCCGCGCTACTCATCTCGTCCATGTCCTCCCTCCTTTCGTAAGGGGCTGGCCGCCCCTGCCTTACAAGCATTATTATAAACCAAAAAGTTGAATATGTCAACCCTTTATTTTAACTTTTTAGTGGAAGTTTGAAAAATTTTATTTGACTGTCGAAAAGATTTGGTTTATACTTTGACCTGTGGAGGTGAGGCTATGACAGCACGCCAGATTGTCGAGATGGCTACAGGATATTGCGGGATTTCAAATTCCGAGCTGGCCCGACGCCTTGGTTGGTCTCCGCAGTTGTTGAACAAACGGCTGAATACGGGGAAGTTCACCGTGGAGGAATGGGAGAAGATCGGAGAGGCCCTCGGAGCAACGGCGAGGGTCAGGTTCAAGTTCCCAGACGGAACCGAGATTTGAAGTTGCCAAAACGTTTGGAAGCAGAAAAAGGCCCGGACGTTTTCACGTCCGGGCCAAAGGCCACGCCAGGTTATTGCTCACCCTTACTGGGCAGGGGTGCGCCGGTGCGGGTCTTTACCCACGACTCCTTGTTCGGAGTCCGCACAATCAAATCGGTCAGCTCACAGCCCAGGGCCTCACAGATCAGGTCCAAATGGTCTAGGCTGACCCTGGTGGCAATCTCGTTGTAAAGCTCGCTGATCGTGTTTTTGCGTATCCCTGTCATGCGGGAAAGGTCTGCTTGCGTCAACCGTCGTTCGCCAAGTCGGGTTGACAGTAAAATCCTAACCATAGCTATGCTCCTTTGTGATATAGTATAGCGATATTCATACCGTCTTGCTTGATTTTGGAACAAAATATCGAAAACCGATACACAAATTTGCAGGCCCGCCGGGGCATAAAAAAAGCGCCCCTTTTCGGGCGTCGGCGCTGGGGTGAGGGCTTGGGGTGAATTTGGGGTGAAATCCTGCGAAAAGTAGCCCCAGGCGGCGGAGAGATACAAAGGCGACGAAACAGAAACCCAGTGATTGCAACGGTTTGCGGACGCCGCGAAAAGCTACAACAAGTAAAAGGCTTTATTGGTAAGGATGAGGTCCCCAGTTCAAATCTGGGTAGCAGCTCCAAGAAAAACCCCGTAACTGCAACGGTTACGGGGTTTTTTCTGTTTTACGATACGCCCTCTTTTTTCTGGTTTGGGGTGAATTTGGGGTGAATGTCGTCGGAGAATTTATCCAGGACTTCGGCGGCTTTGGCCTCTGCGGAGGCTATGACGTGGCTGTAAATGTCGCTGGTGGTGGAGGTCTGGGCGTGGCCCAGATTGCTGGCCACGACTACCAGCGGGGTCTTGTCGGCGATCAGCAGGCTGGCGTATGTGTGCCGGAGCGAGTGGACGCAGGCCGGGGGAAGGCCGGTCCGCTTGATGAACTTCCTCATCCACTGGGTGATGGAGGTGGGGAACATAGGCCGCCCCACTTCGTTGGTGAATATCCTGTCGTCCTCCGGGGTGCCCTCCCAGGCGTCCCCCACATTCTCCCGTATTTCATCCTGCCAGCGCCTATACTCCAGCAGGATCAGGACGGCGGTGCGGGAAACGCGGAGGTATCGGTCCGAGTCCTCGGTTTTGGGGGTGCTGACATACACGCCCTTGCCGGACACATAGTTGGAGGTCTGGACGATATGCAGGACGCCGTCGTCCAGGTTGACGTCCTGCCAGCGGAGGCCCAGCAGCTCCGCTCGGCGCAGACCAGAGAGCAAGTCGAAAATGATGGGTGCCCGCCACTTGATCGGCTCGTCCTGAAGCAGCTGCAGCATCCGCTTGGCGTCTGGCTCGTCCAGGTATCGGGCCTTGTGCCCGGCCAGGGAGGGCAGCTCCGCCCGTTCCGCCGGATTGCTGGGGATGCACTTCCACTTGACGGCCTTCTCCAGAATGGAGGAAATGGTGCGGTGGTACGAGTGGATCGTGGCCGGGGCCAGGGGCGTGGTGTCCACATTGACGGTGAACAGCTCCTTGACCTTCAGGCCGGTGGCGGCGGCGATCTTCTCAGCGGACGTCTGGTTGATGGTGTTCCCCTTTAGGGCCTGGCTCACGGTCTGATGGGTGACACCGGCGGCCCTGGCAAAGGCGGACTTGGATATATGCCGCTGGCCGATCCACTCGGCCAGAGCCGGGGTGGCCGTGGCGGTGGTGTGCTGCCGGATACCCTCCTCTTGGAGATTGCGGTAAAACGCCTGGATGTGCATAGGAGTCAGGTCCTTCAGACGGATATGGCCGATGGCCTGATTGATGCGGACCAGGTTCCGCTCATAGTTTGACAGGGGGGTGGGCTTTAGGCTCAAACGGCCATAGTCCCTCATGTACCGCTCTGCGAAGTCTACAAAGCGCACGTTTCCGTCCAGGGCTGTGGAGCCGGTCTTGACCTGTTCCTCGAAGCGGACCACTTGTCGGTTCAGCTCTTTCTCCACCTGGCGGGGCGTCAGCTTTTCGTCCGGGGTCCAGACGAAGCGGTGACGGATTTGTTTGCCGTTGAGGTCGATGCCCGCCGCAACAGTAATGCGGTAGCTTTTTCCACGTTTTTCTACGGTTGCCATGTTGTAATCCCTCCATTTTTGTGCTAAAATGGGGGACGTGATAGGGGTGCAATCTTATCACGTCCCCCAGAGCCGTTGTTGGTGTTCCCGCACCAGCAGCGGCTTTTTTGTTTTTTTAGAAGCCGATAGCCGAGCCCCAGTCAAGCGCAAAATCACAAATAGCCCGGTAGCAGGTTGGCTTTATACCTCGTTGTTCCCGCTGACTTCGTGATAGCAACTCTAAACAATCCAGAGGTGTACCCCTTTGGTATTGGTCAATTTCGTAGGCAAGACTATCCATACGGATATTGATCACTTGTGTGGTCACATGGTAATGTGAGGCCAATATGTACTGAATACCGATAGCATTAGTTTTGAGTAGGTTTGTAAAACGCGGTATAAAATCTTGATATGGGACAAGAAACTGTGCAGAACCTTCATTGGCCTGCCATTCGTGGAAGGTGTTTTGTTGGGGTTTCACTTTAGTGAAGCAATTAAAACTATCTCGGAGTTTCCTATGTTTGGTCAAGTGGATGAGTTCATGCCCACAGTCAAAATTTTGCTCTTCGGGTGTGCGTTTTGAATTAAGAATGATAGTATCCGTTTTTTCTCCGACCATTGCCACCCCGCATAAGCCAGGCGTTGTGAATGCACAATATTCTAAGTCAAACTGTGAATCACAAGCAAGAACATCAACGAGTTTGATAGGTTGATTAAAAGAAATCCCGAACAAATCTCGGTAAAAATCCGCATGCTCATAAAGCTTTGCTTTCTCAGACTGCATAGACCCTCCATGGTTACTGGTTTTTCTGCTTGTGTTTGGCGTAGATGGAAAGGATTGCATCTACATCTTCGTCATCTAGCCCAAGTTCCTGTGCTCCCTGTGCTAAACGTAAATAGGTGCCCTCAAGACGTATCGGCCTGCTATCCGTTTGGATGGCGGGCGATCTTTCTTGTTCCGCACCCAGTAGATACTCAACTGGAACAGAAAGATATTTCGCTATTTCCACCAACCTGTCAGTAGGGAAAACGCCTTTTCGAAGTTGACCAATATAACCATTTGAATAGCCTAAATCTCGTTCGAGCCGCGATATGGGTATTTTCTTTTCCTTACATACATTTTTTACTATTTCTACGCTGTTCATAGATAATCCCCCTAAATAATTTTAGAGAAAAAACGCAAAAAGGGATTGACAACATAGAGCGGCTTTGCTATACTATCCCCAGAAATTAGAGAAAAGCAATAAGTTAATACTCTATGATATGTCCTGACAATTCACATTTTAGATTATTATCTATGCAGTGTCAAGCCTTTTCTCTAAAATTTATGAAATTATAGGAAGGAGGCCATATAGTGATTCTCGAAAACATATCAAGACTGTGCAAAAAGAACAATATCAGTATCGCTAAATTGGAGCGCGAAACAGGATTGGGGAATGCAACAATCCGCGGTTGGAAAAGGGCTTCGCCCACTGTTGATAGGCTCAAGCTCGTTGCGGATTACTTTGGCGTAACGCTGGACGAACTTCTGCGGGAGGACGAGCCCACAACAGGAAAGGAGAAATAGCATGGACGAACTGGAAATCAAGAAAGTGCCCTTTATGGGTACAGAACTCATGGCGGCCCGTGACGCGAACGGGCAGATTTGGGCGGGTGTAAGCTACATCTGTAACGGAATCGGACTTACGAAACATCAGAAGGACCGCCAAGTAGCTACCGTCCAAACAGACGAGGTGCTACAGGAGGGGTGCCTCAAATTTGAGGCAGGGGTATTTGACCCGAACAATGAGACTGTCGTTCTCAAACTGGATTTCGTTCCCCTATGGTTGGCAAAGATCAATATTACTCCGGCAATGAAAGCCGAACATCCAGAAGTGGCGGAAACGTTGAAGCAATACCAGCTCAAAGCCAAGGATGTGCTGGCGGCAGCATTTCTGCCAAACCACGTTTCTACTAATAACGTGCCGCCATTGCAACCGGAGTCCGCTGGCGGTGTGGCTCAGCTCTTGAAGGTACTCAGGGCCACCATGAAGGACAACAATCAGCCACCGGAAATTATTTCCCAAACGATTAAGGAGCTATGCGAGCAGTTCGGCCTTCAACTCCCGGCAAACTTTGTGAGGCGAAACCCCTTTGAACAGCTGGCGTTAGTCGGGGTGTTCTGGGGGAAATGAAAAACGCCCCATCAGGTGCTGACAACACCTGACGGGGCTAGCGAGACCTATTGAGCCAACCAACAGGCCCGCATGAGGAAAGTATATCATCCTCCTGCTGGCTACGCAAGGAGGAATTTTGTTTTGGACAAGCAACAGATCATCACAACGCTGACACCGCTATACCGGCTGGAGTATGACATATATGACCAGTTGGAGGCGCTGGCAAAGGAGGCTATCCAAGAGGGTGATATGCCCGCTTTCGAGGCCATTAGCAGGCGGGCCGTTAATAAGTCTCACTTTTTAGATGGTGTGAAAGCGGCAGCCAAGGCCCTAGGCGTGGACACGGCGGAGCTAATGAACGCCATAAACTCAGACAAGGAGGCGGCGCAATGAATGAGAATAAGCCCATCCCGCGTATGCGGACGGCCCCCAAAATCGTGGCCGAAATCAAAGCCGTGGATCCTGGCTCCGAGGTGACCGAGCACTACGTCCGGCAGCTTGTCAAAGACGGCAAGGTGCCCGTCGTATGGGCGGGGACTAAGGCGCTGATCAACCTGGACGACGTCCTGGAACTGCTTCGGCTGGGGACCTGTCGGGCAGAGCCTGCGCCCTGTGTGGTAGGCGGTATCCGGCAGATCAACGCTAAACGGCCAGTGTAGGGCGAGGGGAGGTGAGATAGCGACAACCAAAGAAGCCCTGGAGAACCGTCGCCGTTGCTTGGCCTACCTGGAGGGCTGCGGGCCGAGGGCTACCCAAGAGAACGTGGAGGCTGTGCGTCTGTCTGTTATCGCCCTGGAGGAAAAGCTGGCCCGCGAAAATCACCAACAAGGAGAGTGTCAATGAACAAGGACATTGTTGACTACAAGACCTCCGAGTATGTCGGAAAAATGGGGGTGGCGTTCTGCCGTGGCGACCTGGAAAGCGCCCGGAAATACGCCAAGACGCTGCTGGTCCTTTACCGGGTTCGAGCGAGGGACACGGTGGCTAATCTGACCCAGGATACCGCTGAACTTCGCGCTTTCAAGCGGAGTTTGAAAAAGGCCGAACAGGCCGGAGTTACCTTCCCTATGGGGGAGCAGCGGGTCAAGGTCATGGAGGAGAAGGTCAAAACGCTGCGGGCCATGCTGGTGGATTACGGTAAGTCCATCACCGTCACCCTGGACTACTGGCAAAGTATTGGGGCCACTCTGGAGGACCTGTGCAACCTCTGCAACCGGGACTATAAACAGGTGCTGAAGGAGATCAAGCCGGAGCGAGTTGACCGGGAATTTTCCGCCCTGATCTTCGTCTACAACCTGGACTACAAGGACCCCCGCAATCGCGGCTGGATCGACTTCGACGTGGACGCCCCGTTTACCCACGCGGTTAAGGATTATTTTCTGAAGCTGATGATCAGCACCCCGGAAGGCCGAGCGGCGTCCCACCAGGCTCTGGAGGCGTGTTTCCCCGGCATTATGGAGAACGCACTGACGGAGTACACAGACGCCGACGGGGTCCGCCGTTTGATCGACAAGGATGGGGTGGAGGTTGCCACCCTGGATGGGGAGGAGGGGAGTACAACGTGAGCAAGATGGAACCTCTCGCTGTTGAGGAACAGGAGATGGCGGAGCAGTATTTTTACCTGGTGGACAAATTTCTTAAGCGTGAGCACCTGGACCCAAACGAGTATTACGATGTCGTGATTTTTGGGTATTTGCAGGCTATTCAAAGGGAGTGTCGCAATCCGAACCCGCCCGAAAAAAAGAACATTTACGGGCTAATTGAGGTTTGCATGAAACGAGCGGTCCTTATGGAATGGCGGCGCCAATACCAGGATATGCGGAAGAGTGATCGGGAGAGTTTGAGCTTAGACTGCGTACCAGCTGACACGGATAACGGCGAGTTTTCTCTTTACGATGTCGTTGCGGATACTCGGCAGAATACAGTGGTCCAAGTGGAAACCCAAGACTTGACAGAGCGTGTTCTGGCTGTTGCGACCCCACGGGAACGAGAAGCAATTAACCTGGCGTGTTTGGGATACAAAACCCATGAGATTGCTGAAATTCTTGGGATTGCCCGCAATACCGCTAGTAGAATCCTTTACAATTTCAGAGTAAAAGCCAAAGCTGTTAGGGATGATCGAGAGGTCATAAGAAGCCTTCAATGGGCGCGGGATAAGAAAAAGGTCCAAGCACGCAATCGAGCATATAGGGAAGCACACCGGGAGGAACTTCTTGAAAAGCAACGCGCCTGTAACCATGCGCATCCAGAGAAAATCCGTGAAAAAAAGCGCGTTTATAGAGCGGCCCATCTGGAAGAAAGTCGGGCAAAAGAGCAGTCTTACCGTGATGCGCATAGAGAGGAAATCAACGCGAGAAGACGGGCCAGACGTGCCGCTGAAAAACAAGTTTGTGAACAAGAAAAGCGCCGCCCCCGGCGCTGCGAACACCAAGGACGGCGGGGCGGAACAGATTGACAAGGCTGTTTCCGCCTCCATTATGAACGAAACGGAGGAAAAAGTCAAATGAGGATTCTGCAAGATATCGTAACAGCGGTCAGATTGACCAGAGCAGTCCGCAAGGCGCGGAAAACCGGGGCGGATGCCGTCCAGATCACGCCTGTTTACACTGTGCCGTGTGTCACCTTCGCCCCGGCCTACTATAACACGATTGAGGGATGCCTGACCCATAAACTCGGCAAAGATATTGACCGGGCCGTAATGGAGGTTTTCAAGGGTCTGCCCTATGAGGTGCAGAGGCAGCTTGAATTTCCCCCGGAAGAGCCGAGAGGATGGGCTGACCGGGCGC